GTCCAGTCAAAACTTTCAAGTTTATACAATCTATTAAGAAAATCTGGAATTTTATGAGTTTTTGTTTCTGCAGTTGATTCTTTAATTAAAACTGGATCAGTCATCGTATTAACATCAGGTGCAAAAGCAGCATCATTAGAACCCTCGTCTTGGAGAGTAAGAATTTGCATCTTTTCTTCATTTTGAGAAAAGACGTCTTGATTTGTTGGATCATTATTTAAACTAGCAAGTCAATTTCTTAGACCAAATGACGACTTAATCATAATGATCGCACCTAGGTTTCCTGGATTTAAGAGGGCTGCTCAAGGACATCCTGGAAGGTAATGTTAAATAACACGCCTAATATTTAAATAGCAATGATTGAAAATTTATAACTAGGAATTTTATTTTTCAATCAAGATCACATTTAAACTAGTTGTCTATTTTTAATACGTAGACCACGTATAATATCAGTAGAGAGTCCAGATTCACTTATATCAAGATAACAATCCAAAATTTTGGATTTTATATGAAATATATATTTCTCTTGAAAGTTATCTGTAAGTAAGTGAACAATTTTATTACGATAATCGAAATGAATTGTTCCCTCTCCTCTACCTTTGCATTTTCTTATAGTACTTTTAGCCAATTTCCCTTCTTGTTTCAATTTATTCATAAAATTGTTAGAAGTAAATTTAGTATCAGTTATATTCAATTGATACACAATACTTCCAGATTCAAATGCAACATCTGGAATATTTAGAACATCATCCTGATATTCTTCGTAAGTTCTAAATCGATAAGCAATATTAAATTCTACACATTTATTTCTAAATAATTTAGAATAATGGAGAAAAACATCCTTATCATGTAGACAAAGCTCTCGCATACAAACATCAATATTTGCAAGTTGAATTTCATCTCTTAAAAGTCCTTTCTTTGTCCATTGTGGGATTTCCAAAATAACAGTGATATCTAATGGAGCAATATGTCTATTAACAACTTCATTAAAAATGAATTTCCTCTTTAAATATCCACATTCTGATAAATCTTTAACATTGACAAATTGAGAACTTTTACTTTCATCTGTATATTCATGTCCAATAATTAAAAAATATTTTGAAATATTATTCATATTGAACCATGAAGTGATTGAATGATGAATGCCAATAAGATTATCATCTCCATAAGCTACCATAGCTACACTTTTTTCAAAAGCAGCCATAGAAGCCATCTGAGGACAATTATCTCTAGCAATCAATATATAAACCATACGCACAACAATACTATTATAAATAGAATTGAGTACAGCAGTCAATGGACATCCTGAAGGTTGTGAATGAGTACATTGATAAATAACAGAATGATTGATATGAATAGCATTAACTATATTTAACCAAAGGCCACGTCTAATACTTGCATTTTCTTTACCATCATCATACCAATCATTAATCATATCTAAAATATACCATAAAATTTGAGAAGAAAGAGAACCATCATAATTAGAAAAATCACCTGCTCCTACAATAGAACCATTAGGTCCTATAGCTTTAGACAAAATTTTCTTTGCGATAACATCCCAATCATTACTAAAAACATTTGTACCAGTAGAAATTTCATTAAAATTTCTATTATGCATCAAAAAAGCAGCAAAACCAAGAAAATACATACGGAAAGCTAGAGTAAAATGAACAGGTCCTGCGCAAAAAACACGAGTTTTTCCTTCCATAAC